GCCAAAGCCGTAACAAAGGAAAAGTCAACGGCGCAAAAATATCAGGCGGCACAGATTGACTGGCTTAAACAGCGCAAAATATTTGTTCACACGTCATGTAAAAACACCATATCGGAGCTTTCACAATGGAAGTGGAAAAAGGACGAAAAGACGGGGGAGTATCTTGACGAGCCTGTTCCGTTCCTTGATGACGCTATGGCGGCGCTCAGATATGGGGTTGAGAGGTGGCGAAAGAAAAAGAAATGGCTTTTGTAGCCGAGTGTCTTTTATTATCACTTCGAGCCTTTAGAAACAGTTTCAAGTAAATAAAGTGCGACATAAAAGTTTTTTGCTTCTTTTTTTCAAAAAAGAAGGGAAGGAGGGTAAATCTTGACAACAGATGAAATTAAAAAGCTGATTGACCTTGACCGGAACAGCAGAAAAAAGGCTCATGCAAGGCAGGGGCAGAAATATTATGAGGGTAAACATGACATTCTGAAATACCGTATGTTTTATTACAATGATGACGGTCAGCTTACAGAAGATACATACCGTTCAAACGTGAAGATACCGCACCCGTTCTTTACAGAACTTGTTGACCAGGCTGTGCAGTACATCATGTCGGGTGAGAAGTTTGCCTATTCTGAAAATGCCGAGTTACAGGCAAAGCTTGATGAGTATTTCAACAATAACGAGGACTTTACAGCTTCGCTTTCAGAACTTCTGACAAACTGCACGTCAAAGGGATTCGGTTATATGTTCGCCTACAAGAATGAAGATGACATTTTGTGCTTTCAGTCTGCCGATACGCTTAATGTGGTGGAGGTCAAACCTTCCGATACGGCGGACAACAGGGAATACGTCATTTATTACTATGACGAGTACAACAGTAAGCATGACAAGTCAACACGCTACATTCAGGTATGGGATGAGCAGACGGTTTCTTATTATGTACAGCAGAATAATTCAGTTGTGGTTTTTGAGGATATACAGGAACATAATCTTTATGAAAGAGGCGGAAAAACCTACAGCAAGAACTTTGGTTTTATTCCATTTTTCAGACTTGACAACAACAAAAAACAGGTGTCTGACCTGGCGCTTGTCAAGGACCTGATTGACGACTACGACCTTATGGCAAGCTCCCTTTCAAACAATCTCATTGACTTTGATATGCCCCTTTATGCGATTAAGGGATTTGATTCAAATAACCTTGATGAACTTCAGACAAATCTTAAAACGAAAAAGATTATCGGTCTTGATGATGAGGGTGGTGTTGACGTAAAGACTGTTGACGTTCCCTATCAGGCAAGACAGATTAAGCTTGAACTTGACGAAAAGAACATTTACCGCTTCGGTATGGGGCTTAATATCAATGGTCTGCGTGATACAGCGGCAACTACAAACATTGCTATCAAGGCTGCGTATTCTCTCCTTGATTTGAAGTGTTCAAAGCTTGAAATACGGCTGAAGCAGTTCCTCAGAAGTATAGCAAAGCCTGTCCTTGACGAGATTAACGAAAGGGAAAATACAGGGTACAAGCTTTCGGATTTGTATTTTGAGTTCAGGCATGAAATTATGTCAAATGCCCTTGAAAACTCACAGATTAAGCAGAATGAAGCAAATGCAAAGCAGACGGAGATTAACACGCTTCTGAATCTTGCTGACAGCCTTGACGATGAAACACGTATGCAGAAAATATGCGAGGTGCTTGATATTGATTATGCAGAGGTTAAGGACAAAATGCCGAAAAGTGCTGATAATCTTCTGAAATCAGCGGAAGTGATTCTGAATGAATAAGTTTGAAAGAGAAGTTGCACGCTCTCAGCTGATGAGTGAACGTGAAGCACTGGAGCAGCTGGAAAAGATTTACAAACAGGCGGCTGATGAAATATGCCGAAAGCTTGAGATTTCAAACGGAAAAATCAGTATTTTACTTAATGAAATTGAAAATGCCGATGAAAAAACGCTGTCAATTCTGCAGTCGCAGATATATCAGCGGAATTTCCAGCAGAACATAAAAAAACAGCTTGATTTTCTGCTTAAAGACCTTAATGATAACCAGTATGCAGGCATATCCGAGTATATTAAAAACAGCTACGACAACGGCTTTATCGGTACGCTGTATAACTTCAATATGAGCGGCGTTCCCATTAACATTCCCATAGACACCACCCTTGTTGTGAGGGCAATTTACATTGACAGCAAGCTTAGCAAACGGCTTTATGATGAGCTTGGGGATGATGTGGAGACTTTAAAAAGGAAAGTTTCCGCAACAGTTTCAAGGGGTATTGCTTCAAATATGCATTACAACGATATTGCACGTAATATCGCAAATAACAGTAAGACAGGCTTGAACAATGCCATGCGAATTGTAAGAACCGAGGGCAACAGGGTTTACAATGCCGCAAATCTCGACTGCGGAAAAGCGGCAAAGGAAAAGGGCGTTGATGATGTAAAGCAGTGGGACAGCACCCTTGACGGCAGTACACGACAGCACCACCGACAGCTTGACGGACAGGTCAGGGAGCTTGAGGAAGATTTTGAAGTAAACGGCAGAAAAGCATCTGCACCCCTTCACTTCGGTATACCGGGAGAGGATATAAACTGCCGCTGTATATGTCTTGTAAAGCCACGGTGGGATGTGGATTCTGCCTTTACCAAAATCGATAATCAGACAGGTCAGCTCCTTGAATTTCAAGGGGTTGAGGACTTTGAGGATTTTAAGAGGCGATATTGGAAATCTGTTGACAAATCGCAGAAAAGTGGTATAATAAATACAGGAGCAATAAGTGGAGCATTAAATCCATATAGTGAAGCTGCTGAAAAGCATGCGACACAATATTATGAAGCTGTGCGACATATGAAAACAGATGTTAAACACATTTCTAAAAATACTGGATTTAAAGAAGATGATGTTTATAAAATTAAAGAACACATTTTCTTGAAAAAACACGATTTAGGTGGAAATGAGCCAGAGTATTTTTACCCAAGCTATGAAATGGCTCAATCATGGCAAAGATTGATTGATGGTAAAAATATAGAAAAACATGATATTACATTGTTGCAACATGAAATAATGGAACGTAATCTTATGGAGCAAGGATACTCGCAATTTGAAGCACATAACATTACCGAGAAAAAATATAATTATGGTAAGGAGGCTAAAGAATATTATGCTGAAATTGATAAACATAGTAAAAAATGAAAACAATATTGAAGCTGATTACATTCCTGAACAGAGTAATCAAAAAGGACATGTGATTTTAAATTCTTTAACTCGAGAAGGTAATGGAGATATTATTGATTCGTACGGCACAATGTATTTAAGTATGGCTTTAAGTGGATTACGACGGATATTAAATGAAATCAGCGACAATAAAATAACCGAAATACCAACAGAAAAAATGGTTGTATGGTATTAAAATAATAATTAAACCGCCCACAGTGGCGGTTTTCTTATGCCTAATTTTAAATAACATCTCAAAAACACCCCGATTTTGAGAAGTCCACAACAGAATAAACTTGCAACATCTCAATTATGAGGTGTTTTTTTATTTATCAAAATATCGAAAGGAGAACCCTATGAAAACATCAGAAAACAAGTCAAACGAGCGTGAACGCTTTATCAAATCCGTTGAAGCCGAAACGCCTGACAAGGAAAGAATTATCGCCATGTATGATGATGTCTGTGCTGACAGGGAGGGCTTACAGCGTGCTTTTGACAGGTTTATTGCCAATGTACAGCGTATGTGCGGTGATGAGGTTGTAAAGAAGTGCGGCAGTGCTTCGGCTCTGGCTGAAAAAGAAAACTGATGCCGATTTTCAAAAAAGAAGATGTCCCGGGCATGACGTTTAAACTGCCTGTTGTCCCAAGTATGACATTTAAACTGCTTTTCGTAGCGGAGATACCGCATATAAAAACAAGACGAAAGGAAGAATATTATGGAATTTTTAAAGGAACTTTTAGGCGAAGAACTCTACACAAAGCTTGAAAGCAAAATCAACGAGCATAACGGAAATGAAGCAAATAAAGACAAGCAGATAAAGCTTGGTAACCTTGGCAGCGGTGAATATGTGTCAAAGGGCAAGTTTGACGGTATTTCTGCGGATCTATCCTCAAAAACCTCGGAGCTTGAAAAGGCGAACTCACTTATTGAGGAAATGAAGAAGGCAAGCAAGGGCAATGAGGATATGCAGGGAAAGATTTCAGAATATGAAACACAGGTAACAGCTTTACAGAAAGAGCTTTTGGAAACAAAGCTTTCAAATGCTGTAAAGGTTGCGCTTCTTTCCGAAAACGCCGCTGATGTTGACTACCTTACATACAAGCTTAACGAAAGGCTGTCGGCAGAGGGTAAGGCACTTGAGCTTGACGATAACGGCAGTGTAAAGGACCTGTCCGACCGTATCACAGAGCTTAAAACCGCATATCCGAAAATGTTTGACAGCGTTAACGATGACGGCTACAAGCTTATTAACGGTGACCGGCACAAGCTTCCTGACAGCGACAACAGAGGTGCAGAGCCCCAGAGCCTTGCAGACGCTTTAAGAATGCAGAGTGAGTTGAATTAAGAAAGGATTGATATTTTATGTCAATGACACTTGACGAAATCAGAAAGGGTATGTCAGACAAGGTGTTTGACAAGATTGTGGATATTTTTTTAAGAGAATCGGATGTGCTTCATCTTCTCAAGTTCGATGATTGCGTTGCCTCTGTAGGCGGCGGCTCAACAATGAAGTACAAGTATCTCAGAAAGGTACTTCCTGCAACAGCGCAGTTCAGAAAGCTTGGCGGTAGCTACACTTCGTCAGCTGCCACAAAGCAGGAATACGAAGCGGCACTTGCTATTATGGGCGGTGCTGTTGACATGGACAGAGTTTTAAACAAAGCGTCAGGCAAGTTTGATAACCTTGCTTATCAGATTGAGGAACATATCAAGGCGGTTGTTTCGCTTTTCCATTACACCCTTATCAATGGTGACGCTGTGGCAACATCAGCTACAGACAGCCCTGAATTTGAGGGACTTGATTCAATGCTTGCAGGTACTACAACCGAGTACAACACAGACAAGGTGATTGACCTTTCAGACATTACAAAGCTTAAGGCGAACGCTGATGAGTTTTATGAAGCACTTTCACTTCTTACCAAGTCAACAAAGGCTGACGCA